GTTTTCTTTACAACCACGTAGGTGAAACTTTTGAGAAGTTGATTGCTCCTTGTGTACCTTTGGAAATTCGAATAGCAACCGCTAAGGTGAATTTGTTATTCCATACTGGTATGACGCTCTTGAAAATAGGAGGAGTGCCTTTGTTGTTGAGAATAGTACTTCATAGTACGTGGAATTTTGCCGCTATGACAAACTCCGCTTATGCTAATATGAATGATACCATTGCCAATTCCTCTCCTCAAACTGTACCAGGTAGTGTGTCGAATAAATGGTTGATTGCTGGAGCTTTGATTACTTTATTGTGTTCTTTGATTTCTTTTAAAACTAAAGAGAATAATTTAAATGTGGTCCTAAAAGCCCGTGCTAATTTTGAAAATCCTGAATTCCCCGAGGGTGTTCATGATTTACCTGTAGCATGTACCTTACCAAGTTCCCATTCTCTGCCTTATACCCCTACCATGACTGATGATGTTGCCAAATCTTTAAAGATGAAGTACAACGGTGAGGTATATACTGATATTAATCTATTATCTAATACTCTTTATAATTTTTCTATTGACAAACCTAACAATAATCATATATACCCTCTGGTTATTCCATCTAATTTGATGTATAGGCCGTGTCCTTCTATGATCAATTTATTAAATGCAGTTTTGATGCGCACTGCTAACGATCCCTATAAGATCCCTGACCCTTTGGTGCGGAAACCTTTTTTAGATGCTATTAATCTCAGATGGGTAGAGAGTGTCACCTCTCGTTTGGATATGTTTCCTAGTGATGTTGATCTGAATATTACTTTCGACCAAGCAATACATAAAATGCCGGGTCAAAAGAAAAAACGTTTGATCAACGCTAAGTTACTCGATCTGAGAGATGGACCTCGTTACCCTGAATCTAAATCATTATCTGTAAAACATGATGAGTTGATATGCGCTAGATCAGTGGGTTCTGTTCGCTCTATTAAGCCCCGTGCTATTGTGCAATTTTCACCTCGGTTTATTATGCGTCAAACTCAAACCACTCATAGATTGGCTGAGGTATTTCATGAAATTTATGATGTTAAGCATTCTTATCCAGTTTATAATGCGGTTTTGAATCAGACTATTTTGGTCCGTTACGTTTTTGCCTCTGGTTACACTGTTTCAGAATTAGATTCTTTGATGGACGATATTCTTGCCAACCAAGATAAAGTTACTATAATAGTGGCTGGGGATGATAGTTTGACTTTTTGGGGTCCTTTATCGAAGTATTATGGTTTTTGCACTGAAGGTGATTTCAGTGCTTATGATCATACTGAAGGAGTAGGACCCATGATCTTGGGTGATACTCTGAAATTTACTAAGATGTCAATGTCTAAAGAATTTATTGCTGACGAAGTGTGGTCTGCCTCTTCTCCTTTTACTGTCATGCAACGTAAAGGAGATACAGTTTTAAGAATTAAGGTTCGTACAGAGCCTCAAATGCCTTCTGGTAGTGGTTCAACTACTAATGGAAATTCTGATCATAACATTGAAGTTGGGTATAATCAAGTTCGCCAAGCCGGATCAGGTCGTACTCTAGCTGAGATAGCTTATGATTATGGATTTATCTTAAAAACACGCTCTCACTCCCATATTTCTCATGCTACTTTTTTGAAAGGTTGGTGGAACAAGGATATTTTAGGGAATTATAGATGGTTACCCCTGCCTAGCATGATATTGAAAATAGGAAAGTTATTGGAAGATCCCATGAAGATAGCTGGCGTTAAAGACTATGATCTTGCTGTTAAGATGTGTCTTTATGCTTTAGCTCGCTCACCAGGTTTTGTACCTATGGAATACCCAATTGCTGGTCCGATGATCAATATGATGTTACGCAACGGTTCCCAGAGTTCTCTTCGAATCTTCCACAGATTCAAGAGACTGGAAGTTCCAGAAAATAATGTCCCCCTAGATGTTGAACATAGTTTAGGTATGTTCGCTTATCGATATGGTATCACGCCTGAAGAGTCCAATGGTTTTGACCAGATGATATCCTCTATTTCTCAATTCCCTTGCGTGTTTTCGCATTCTGTTTTGTCTAAATTGCAAGCTGATTATGAATGACTAACCGTTCGGCCGTTGAGTTCAAGCGTGTACTCTATTAATTTCCTTTTGTTGATGTCCACCAAACGTAAACAACAACCCCATGCTGTCTCTAAGCCAATCCCTTCTCGTGTTATGCCTCGCCCACTCCTCAATGAGAGCAAGAAGAGACCTTCAAAATCTGCCTCCAGTGGACAAACCATCTGTTTTAAAGACAACAGAATTGTCGCTCATGGACACCCTAAAGACCATAGACCAGTCACTCGGCTTTCGGCTCTTTCTCCTGCTCGCTCTACTTTACATATGTCTGGAGTTGGTAAATACAATATGGTAAAACCTGAGAAGGTTTTCCACTCTCCAGAACATGAAAAGGAGTATCGTAAGAAGAAAGAGTATAAGAAGAAAGCTGAAGATAATGGATGGTGGGATAAATTGATCGATGGTGGTACTAAAGCCTTTGATATGATTGCCCCTCATTTGATTAAAGCTCTGGCTGGTTTTGGAGATTATGATGTTCATTCTAACTCCCTATTAGCTGCTTCGTCCGGTGGTGATCAAGGTTCCGAGATTCCTATGATGTGCAATACTAAAACTGCTAATGTCATGCGTATGCGTGAATTTATTTGCAACGTTTTAGGTTCTACTTCTTCTTTCAAGCCTATAACCATCCCAATTCAACCTGGTTCATCCGTTATGTTCCCATGGTTGCACTTAACAGCTGCAGGTTTTACCTCTTATAAGATGTTAGGTGCTGTTATGGAATTCAACTCACTTTTTGGACAGGTTTCCGCTGGTGGTTATTTGGGTTATGTTGCTATGGGAACACAATATAATTCGATGGAGCCTGTTTTTGTAGATAAAGAATCATTAGTCACAAGTGAATATGCTAACTCTAAACGTTCTGATATCTCTTTTATGCACCCTATTGAGTGTAGTCCAGACCAACAGGTCTTAAAACAACAATACATACGCACCGGTCCTTTGAGTAACGATAGCGATTTGAAATTTTATGATTTAGGAAATTTCACAATTGCTACCGGTGGTCAAAATACTGACGGTGGTATTGTAGGTGAGTTATGGATTACATATGAGGTCGCTTTTTTCCAACCAAAACTCGCAGCATCTGGAGCTAGATATATCAATTATGATCATTGGTTTTCTGCTGATGCGACTCCTAGCTTGCTTTTTGGTACCCCAAGTGGTAAAACTCGTGATCCTGCCCGCGCTACTATGTTAGGAACTTTTACACAAGCCGGAGCTACAACTACCTACATATTTCCTAAGGAAGTGCGTACTGGTTTGTATAAACTGGAGTGGTTAGGTAGTTTTCCTCTGTCTTCTAAATCAGGGTTTCCTTCTGTAACTGCTGTTGTAAATTGTTTTCAAACAGCTAACATTTTGGTTGATGGTTTGGACCAACCTTCTTATGCTTGTCCGCTTCCTACTAGTGACTCCTCTGGTTTAACAGGCATGATAACTTGGTACTTTAAAATCGCCCCTACTGTCGAGGGCCCAGCAAGTATCACTTTTACCCCCTTTGGTGACTGGGGCACAATCACTAATTTTACTTTTGATTTCACTGCGTGTCAGATACCCTCTCCTATTGAGAAAATGGGTGAGATTGAAGGTACTGAAGCGTTCAAGAAATTGTTTGTTCAAGGTTACCAAGATCCTGTTGCCCAGAGTTCTGTCATAGAAGATAGAATATTGAACCTACAAAGTAAATTGAATGTTCTTAAATCTAAAAAAGACAAGGAGAATCAAATCAAAGAGGTGGCGTCTCATGAGATGTCATCTACTTTGATTAAACACTGTCTCGAATTATTTCCTGAAGTTGATCCTAATTTTGTTTTAGAAACTATAGTTGATTCACAGTGGGATTATCAAACCACTGTAGCCGCTTTGGCTGACTATCGAAAACAAATGCGGAAGATCAAAGAGAGTCTCCCCAAGATAGAAGATAAGTTAACCTTGAAGAAAGCTTCACCTTACTATTCTGGAGAGAACTCTCATGGTAGATAAATCCTTGTCACCCCTTTGGCCCTTGCCCCTCTTTACTAAGTAACACTGTAATGGTGTATCTAAAGCAAACTAGTATGATTCGTTCTCCTAGTGAGCTTGAAGTGTCGAGAGGTGGTCGGGCCTTATTATATATATAAGCAACCCCAACCCCTGCTATTCTCTCCGTAATAATTTCAAGGACCAGACTATAAATGATCTGGACTTGATATTATTGCGGTTGTGAATAGCAGGCTAGTTGGTCGGGAAGTTGATCGTTCCCGCTTCGGTTAGATGTGTCTTTCCAAACGACTAATGAACACAAAGAACCCACCTAAGTTGGGCGAAGTGTTTGTTTGGATGTGTTGTTAAGCTCGTTAAGAGAAACACGTTGGTAACGTAATTACCCCCCCCTCTGTTGGGAAACCGTCGTGACTTCATAGTAACCTATCTCGCAGTCAATAGCCCTTGTGTCGTGCATACGGCGCAAAAGGTGAACGCGTTATTTTTCGTGCATACGGAGTTTAATTAGAGAGTTGCCTGAACGAACGATGGTTCCCCAACGCCCTCCGACCCAAATCCTTACCCCTGGTCTTTAAAAAATGGTGAGTTTTTCTAGAAATTCTTTTGTGAAAGAACCCGTTCGCT